CCGTAGCCTCTTCGGTAGTCGCCGCTGTCTGCGATAGAGCGGCTATCAGTCGCTCCTCTGGCGTGGTGCTCAATGCCTCGTTGGCTTTTATCAGCGCATCGATGGTGCTGTCCACCTTGCCGCTCGCCTCTTGTTGGCGATGCAACACGGCCTTCGCCATAAAATCGTCCAATGCCTCCCCTGCCTTGTTCATGCGGCCGGCGGCTTCGTCAAACCCGGCATACCACCAGTGAAACGTCAAGCCGGTGCCTTGCAATTCTTCGCCGTATTCCCGCGTGGCCTTGGTCAGCGCCTCCTGCAACGCGATTTCTTTCGTTTCGGCCGCATCATCGAACTTATCGCCCTTGAGATGTTCTAATGGCTCAAAGTTTTTCTTCCGCTCTTCGACGGCGGCGGCCTGGTCTGCGGCATTCTTGAAAAATAGATAGGATCCCGCTGCGGCGACGGCACCGGCGGCCATCATCGCCCAGCCGGCGGGACTGACGGCATTGAGCGCAATCTGAGCGTTGCGGGCCATTCCGAGGGCAGCGTGCATGGAATGCAAGCCGTGGACGGTCTCGCCGATGACACTGACGCCTGTGCCCAGACCGCCGACCATTTCGCCGAGGCCCTCATTGGTTCCCTTGAGGGCCTCGCCGGCATGGCCGATTTCACTGCCAAGGAAACCAAATGCCCGGGCGCCGCCGCCGACGTGCTCCGCGATGGCGCTGCTGCCACTTTGAGCCGACGATACCGCTTGGCTCATGCCCGAAGAAAAGTCCGACGTATCGGCACGTAAGGAAAAGACCAAATCACCAGCGGCGCTCATGGGGATGCTCCTTGGCTACGGGCGGCCATGCGGGCGCGGGCTTGACGCGGGGTGAGGGTGCCGCCAGATTTGGCTTCGGAAGAGTCACGCAGGAACGGGTCAATATGTTCCGGCTCGACTTTCCATTGCGCCGTGGCGAGAATCCCGTTGGTTATCACTTGCCGCAGTCGCATTTCCGCATCGCCTTCCAGTTGCACCAGGGCCATTACCTCGTCAAACTGCTCCGGCGAGTACCGGGCCAGCAGGTCATCGGTGGCAATCCCCAACCGATACGCCTGGCGGGCGGCGACCAGCCGGCGGGGATTGCCTGCTAGTTTTTTGCGGTGCCCTCAATGTCCTCCGGCTTGCTGCGCGTGAAGTCGCGGCACTCGTTGTAAAGGAAGGTGCTGTCCGCCGAATCCCACTCGACAAACTTTGCACTGTCGGAAATCGCCAAGATGGCGTTGCCTTCGCCGTCCACTAGACACAAGGCCATGAAACGCCGCCCCGCCGACTCCATCAGCGACTTATTGATGTCCCAGCCGTTGACGGTTTTCACGTACAGACTTTGCTGGTGGGCGCTCATTTCCTTTTCGGAGAGCGAGCGGATGCGTACCGTGGCGCCGCACACGGGCAGCGTCAGGGTCTTAAAGCGGCGTTTGTAGGGCTGGCCGAAAAGCTGGTCGGCCGGGGTCAGTTGCGGAGTTTGCGGGTCCATAAACTTTCCTCGTTTCAGGTTTGAGTTAGGATTCCAGGTACAGCGGCTCGCCGTCGGCGTCAAGTAGTCCGCTGTCACGTTCGATAGGAATAGCGTTGGGGCCGGGGATCGGCTCGCCGTCCGGGTCATAGCCGATCATAATGCCGGCTTCATAATCGGCAAAATCGTCGGGGTGGATGCCCGCTTGCGTCCGCTCACGAATATGCAACGCCTGCTGTTGCCGCTCCGGCGTAAGGCGGTACTTTTCCGCCTCTTCGTCGGCCGGTTCCGCGCTGCCGTCCATGAGATGCACGTAAGCCAAGGGGTGATCGATAATCGTCCCGACGGGGAGAATCTCCACCGGGCCGCCTTGGACGGCAATACGCTGGTGAGGGATCGTCGTGCGAACTTTCATAGCGCCACGTTGCCGGAGAGCTTCAGGGAGAATTTTGCCTTCAGCCCTTCCTTGAGTGCCACGGTCAATCCGAGCGACGCACCGACAACCGTAAAGGTTCCGGGGGCCAGTGAGCCGCTACCGACGGCCGGGCTGGCATAGGTGACTTGCCCGACACTGGAGGCCGCGCTGGGGGTGGTGATAAACGCCACTAATCCGGCTTGGCCTGAATCGTTCTTGTCTAAGAACAACTCGCCGGAAATCTTGCCAGGCTCGACGCGGCCAGTCGCGCCGTAGATAATTCCGGCTTGGGAATTATCGAGCGTGTCGGCCTCAAAAGTTTGCCGCTCGACATCGCCCTCGTCAAACGACATGATTTGCCCAATGGGCGTTAGCGACGAAGCGATGGTCATCGACAACGCCATTCCTTTGCACTTGAATACGGCCATAATCTGCTATCCTTTCCTGGCCTTTTCGGCCTCTTTCTCAATCACTTGCTGAACTTTAGCAGCCGCCACGCGGCCGACTACATCTGACATCCGGCAACGGCATTGGAGATAATCCCGGTCAATAGATCGGGCATGCGGCCGGTGATTCCGCCCATCATCCGCCAGCCCTCGCGTCCCATGACGGGGCGGGCCGTGCCTTTATTCATGCGGCCTTTAGTGCCTAAGAGCCAATGCACGTTGGTCGACGAGATACCAGTGCCGCCACGCCCTCCAGTGCCGCCGCCTTGCCCTTGCACGTAACGCGCATGGGCCGCCTGCTTTTTTAACGACGTGCGCTTTCCAACGCCGAAGCCGGCCTTGCCGGTGTAATCCTGCCCTTCCTTTTTGCGCAGCCGCTTGGCTATGGTTTGCCGCACAGCCTGCTTTGCCTCCGGCGACATACTCGAAGAATTGACGCCAGCCCGGATAGCCTTAACGATCTCCGCCAATCCCGCGTTGACGCCCGCCTTTGCGGCTTTCTTTGCGCCATCGTCGGCGAGATATTTCAGCGTGCTTCGCAGTTTGTCGAGTCCTTGAATGCCGCCGGTCATATCGCCTCCGACACAAAGGAGGTCAGGTCGATAGCCCAGTCGAACCAATGGTCATTGCTGCCGTCTTCCTTGGCTGTCGTGCTCGACACCACCGAATCAATCACCAGATCGAAAGTCCCGGCGTAGCCCGCCAACACCGGCACTACCGCCGCTTTGATCGCATCGGCCCCCGTACTGGTCGCATCGCGGCACGTTACCACCAGGCTGCCGACCGTAAACCCGCTGTGCCCGCTTAGGTCGTTTTGCGGTGTCTGCCCATCATCCTGGACGATAATTGCCGGAGTGGTGTAGCCCTGCTGCCAACCGCGATAGACGCGAGCTGCGGAACCGCTGCCAACCAAGGCGCTTACCGCGCCGTTGCCGATCAAGACGTTGCGGAGGGCAGTGTAAAGGTCCATTAGCTGGTTACTTCCAAGGCGGTGATTTCCAAGTCGCGGTGCAATTCGCCCGTGTCGTTGACGGCCGTAAAATTGAACGTCCGCCCCTGATACGTCGCTCGCATGGCTGCCGTGATCCCCGCCTGGTATCGCATACGGATCGTAAACGTGTTGGTTGCCATCTGCACGGCCACGCCGCCGATGTAGAGTTCTTTTCCGCCGGTGGGCATCAAACTGGCCCACGCATCACAGACTTTGATCCACGTCGCCGATGGGCCGCCGTCGGTCTGCACCACCGTGGGCGGAGACTCGACGACAATTCGCTTACGCATCATGCCCAGCAGCGGCGGTATGAAAACGCGCGTCACGAATCAAAGCTCCTTGAAGCGGTAATTGGCAATCAGGTGGTCGATGGCCGTCGGCATTTCCGCCGGCACCTCGCCACGGTTAAGGTCCATGTGCGTCAGTAGCAACAAGATCGCCTGTTTGATCGGTCCCGGAACATAGCCCCCGTCCGGGCCGTAGCCGGTCACGATTTGCGTACAAACGTCATCGCGGTAGCCGCGCGTGATCGGCCAGGTCTGAAGGTACTGGATTCGATAGAGCGGGATTTTGCGATGCTCGGACAGCTCATAGATCGATGTGGGCACCGTCACATAGACGTTATTTGCCGCCCCCGGCGGGATGTACTTCAGCCACTGATCGGCATCGCCGACTTTGGAAATCAGCGGTCCCCGGGGCAGGTACATTTGCCAGTGGAAGCGGTCCCACCAATACTGCCATGTCTGCGTGATGAAGCTCGACCAACACCACTGCTCAATAGTCTGTCGCGCGGCCGTGATCCAAGCGGCTATCAGGTCGTCGTCGGAGTGGTCGTCGCGGCGTAGATGCTTCAGCGCCATCGCCAGCGACACAGGCTCGACGGCCGGCGGTACGACGAGCAGGTCTTTCGTGAAGGTGTACGCGGTCATTTTACCGGCGTTTCATCTTTTCCCGATTGGCGTGCTGCGGCACCATCTGTTCTTGGCCGGCGACATCGGCCACAAGTTCGGCCTTTCCGCCTTTGATCCACGTTTCCCCTACGCCGCTCGGGACTTCCATAATACGGCCCGGCTTGCGGCCGCCTACGGCGATCCCGCGCCCGCCGCTGCGGTCGAGTAGCTTGACTTTGATCGTGTCCGACATTTGACGAGGCTCCGCGTTGCGCGAGTTTACCGCTGCCCGCCCCTGGTTAAACCGGAAGCGGGCAGCGGCTTGACTCCCTGGATTACTCAGTCGATCGGCACGCCGCCGCTCGTTGCGGCATATTCGCCGGGCGACTGCAACACCTCACGCACCCCGAACATCGCCGCCGTGTACGGCGCCAGTTCGGCGCGGGACAGACTGGCCTCCGCCGATACGTAGGTATTGGCGTTGGTCGCGTTGCCGAAGGTGCCCGCAAGCTGAACAAACTTCTTGCGGCCCTTGGCGTCGATGTTGAACGCCTCGATGATCGTGTTGCTCTG